AATGCGAGAAACATCAGGTAAATTATATCCAAAGCGTGAGTATAAGCATTACTTAGAATCTTATTCTTGTGGTCGTATTGATATTCGAGATGATTCCAAAGAAGGTTATGATGGTTGGGATGAATACGGTGTACGACCAATGCGAACCGAAGATTGGAATGCGTTCAGCGATTGGTTAGAAAATATGGAGACCGAAGAACTTTGGAGCTACGACAAGTTAATAGAACACTTTCAATATTACAATAAAGCAGATATTAGGTGGGCAAATGAAAAAGAATAAGTGGGACAGGTTTGACGCAATTCTAGATCGCATAGGCATCGCTTCACTACAAGCTATGATCTTTGGTGGCCTTGCACTATGGATAGGAATTATAGTAATCGCTTTAAAGGAGTTTCTCTTTGTTTAAAGAGCTTTGGAAAATCTGGCAATATAGTTTGGGTGGATACTCAGATGATAAAACTGAGCCTTACGACAAGTACATTACCATAGTGCGTACTATTGTGGTAGGAGTCAACTTTATCACCTGCTTCTTTATCATGGCGAACGCTGTACACCACTGGTAATTACCAATTCGTAATGTAGATCATAAACTTATCAGGCAATAGTTCCTTAAAGTTATCCGCATACATCTTCTCTTCGATCTTATTATCTTGATACTTGACTCGGCCTAGATCATGAAATGGTTTTAGGAATTTGTCTCGCCATTGAGTAAACTTAAGCTCAGATCCATATTGCGCATTGATATGAACCATGATTGCCATGTGTCTTACATTCTGCGCACAAAAATCTCGAGCATCCTCAGATAGAATACCAAACTCAGCTCCTTCAGCTGCAACCTTCAGAAAGTCAATCTTTTGAATATTGTGAGTTTGGCATAATTGTCGCAATGACATTAGCGGTGCTTCGGGACTTCCAGGTATGCGCTTTCGTATTCCAAACACATTACCGAGATCAACATCAGTTTTACCTATTGCAGCATGAATGGGAATCACTACTGGATCTGACCTTCCTATAATATAATCACTTACATTACCAATCGCAGTCTTGAGTAGACTTTCACTAGGTTCTACCATGTAGACTCGCTTTGCTCCTACATCTAATGCACACGCCGAAAACAAACCTACACCTGCACCAATGTCAACAACGACATCACCTTCACTAACGGTGCGCCACCAATCGTAATTTCGAGTAATGAATAAGCGATTATGAAGATTGACTACTTCATGCATGGGTAGGGCACCCATATCCGCTTCGGTGTGGAAAGCTTTTTGAACCATTGTATATCCTCAACATAATAAATAGTATAGTTATTATTTATATCGCGACACACAAAAAGGTACAACGCATGATTACTAACTATTTGTCCACGGGCGGATTCGATATTACGATACCTCGATTGCCGAATGTGGAATTCTTTTCTCAAAAAATCGTACTACCCGGCGTTGACTCTGCTCCTATTGAGCGCAGTGGACCATTAAGCACAGTCTTTGATACTGCCGATCGTTTGCGCTACACTGATTTTGATCTCAGCTTTATTATCGACGAAAACATGAATAACTATCTTGAGATCTTTAATTGGATGAGAGGTATTACGGCGCCTGAATCTACATCTCAATATAAAGCTCTCGCAGAAAGCGAAGATGGTGTTACATCAGACATCACTGTTCTTATTTTAAACAGTCATAAAAATCCTAATATATCGGTTACATTCTTAAATGCTTTTCCAGTAGGCTTGACTCCTATCTCTCTTGAGATGAACAACACCGATGTTACGTACGCCGAAGGTACAGTCACATTCAGATACGACAGGTTTAATATTCAACAACTATAAATGCCTGTACAATGTGTACAAATTGTGATAGAATATGAACTTGTTTTTAACTTATGTTTATACTATGGATATAACTGATGGATACAAATGACATTTCTGCGATATGGGCTGCCGACGCTCCTATTGATGAAACAAACCTAGTCGGTGAAAGTAAGCGCATTCCCAACCTACATAGTAAGTACTACAATATGTACTATAGGGAAGTGTTGCGTGTTAAGAAGCTTAAGGCCGAATATAAGGAACTTGAGCTTGCTAAGCGTGAGTGGCTCGATGGTTCTATGCCCGAAGAAGATTTGCGTGACCGTGGATGGAAGCCACAGCAGAAGAAAATCATTCGGCAGGATATCGATAAATACTTACAGGCAGATAAGGAAATTATCAAACTCAGTTTGACGATTGATTTCCATACCGCTAATGCTAATTACCTCGAAGACATTATTAAGACGATACATTCGAGGAATTTTATAATTAAGTCAATGATTGATATGCTCAAGTTCCAGGCAGGTGATTATTAATGTTAGAAACAATATGTGAAGTAATGAGACATTCTTACGATAGAGGAATGATTAGTACTCGTGATGGTAACGTATCTTTACGTCATGCTGATCGTGATCATTTCTATGTCACACCTTCTGGTGTTCGTAAGCAAGTCATGCAATACGATATGTTTAAGAAATTGAATGCAAAGACAGGCGAAGACATCCATTTTACCGACGCGGCTAGTGGTTTAAAACCTACTGGTGAGCTACCTCTTCATCATGGGCTTCAACGTGTGATTCCTACCGAAGTACGTGTTGTACTACATACCCATCCAACATATATCGTAGCAGCTATGCATGCTGGTATTGAGTTGCAGGAACTCGCAAATCTATTTCCCGAGCTAGGTCGATACTCAACGGTAGCAAAGAATGTTCCTGATGTTCCACCTATTTCTCAAGAGCTAGCTGATCATTGTTTCGAGAATCTTAAACTCTCGAGATCGACTGGTGAAACCGAGTTTGATTTAGTAGGAATCAAAGGTCACGGTATTGTAGCAATTGACGAAACACCTTGGAGAGCATTTGAGCATATTGAAAGGTTGGACCATATCTGTAAAATTGTACTGACATCAGGTAATTACTAATGATTAAGTGGTTTCAAAAACTTATTGAACGTCCGCTCAAGGAAAATAAGTTCGATCAGACGGTGATGCATAATCTTCCAGTAATGGACGAAGAAGCTGACCCTTCAGACTTAACTCTCGAGAATGCTTATCGTACTCGTTGGATTTGGTATCATACTATATTAGCAATACTCATCTTTTTTACTAACCTCATTTTATTTGGAATCTTTATTCTACTAGCAGTGAAACTATGACAGAACGGATCGAAATCGAAAGTATCAACTCAGTACATATGAAAGTCAAGGCCGACTCCGGTACCTTGATGGAAATTTCTGAGCACTTTTCTTTTCGACCTGAAGGTTACCAATTCAATCCAAAATATAAGGCTCGAGTATGGGATGGAATCATTCGTCTATTCCAACCAATGAGACCTAAACTATATGTAGGACTATATCCTCATTTGAAACAATTTTGTGATGAACGTGGATATACTGTTATAGCTCCAGATCATATAGGAACACAAGAGGAATTCGATGATGATTACCCAGCTCAACTCGCTCAGGAAGTCGGTTGTAAGTTTATACCACGAGATTACCAAAACCAATATGTACTTAACGCATTGCGTAAACGCCGATCTCTATCTTTATCACCGACATCATCTGGTAAGTCTTTAATCATTTATTTGATTCAACAACATTATTACCAAGCCTTCGGACATCGTACACTGATCATCGTTCCTACAATCTCGTTAGTTCATCAGATGGCCGGTGACTTTGTTGACTATGGATGTGATCCTAGTATCATCTATAAGATTCAAGGTGGTGTTGATAAGAATACAAAAGCACCTATCGTAATTAGTACATGGCAATCGCTAATTAAGCAACCTAAAGATTGGTTCGATCAATTCCGTGTCGTACTTGGTGATGAGGCTCATACCTTCCAAGCTAAGTCACTCACCACTATTATGGAAAAGCTGACTGATTGTGAATACCGACATGGGTTTACTGGTACGCTCAAAAGTAATGAATCTAAGACTCACCGGCTTGTACTCGAAGGATGCTTCGGTCAAGTAAAACGATTCGTCAATACTAAAAAGCTTATGGACGAGGGAACAGTC